CCCACAGATCGAGGTTGTCGAGCGCCTCACCCCGGTGGGTGGCCCGGTAGAAGCGCCGGACCTCCCAGACCCTCCCGTCGAACAGGCCGACGTTCTCGGCCAGGCGAGCCTCGATCGCGATCCAGCCGCCCGCGAGCAGGGGTCCGCAGCCCCGGATAAGGTTCCGCTGGGGTCCGTTGGGAAGGTCGACATACTCCTCGGCCTCCGGCGGGACGTCGAGCAGCATCCCTCCGAACCCGAAGTCCACTACGACGGGCTCGGAGAAGGGTCGCATCGGCCTCATGCGAGGCTCGATGGCGTCCCGGCGGGTGTCACAGGCTGCGCACATGGCGCCTCCTCCTTCATTCGCCCTCGGTCTGGTGCCGAAGGTCAGAGCGACGTCCGTCCCGTCCCCCAACCCCGGGACGGACGTCACGCTCACCTCCGGCTCCGCAGCACCTCGACGATCGCCCCCGTGTCCATCGCCGCCTGCTCGATGCCGCGAACCACCAGCCCCATCGGGTGCGCGATCCCGGCGTGGAAGTCGCTCCATGCCGGACCGCCGACCTCCATCAGCCCCCAGCACCCCGGCTGGCGCGCCGAGGTGAAGTGGGCGAGTGCCTCGGCGCTGTCGGGGTCGTCGTACATCGCCCCGCACCCGTCGCACTCCCAGGGCACTACAGCACCCCCTCGGTATGGAAGCGCCCGGCGGCCTCGTAGGCGGCGGCGTAGGAGCCGAACTGCCGGGTCACGTACAGCCCTGAGCGCAGCCGGTCGGCCTGGTAGCGGGCGAGGGGAGCCGCGTCGGCGCGCCCGGCCCGTCCGCAGACCACGACCAGGGTCAGCGGCCCGTACCCCTCGCCCTCGGTGTCGCCGACCACGACCGCGTGGTCGTACAGGTAGGGCTGCACCCGGGCTTTGGGCGCGGCGACGAGCAGCCAGGCGATGTCGGGGTCACGGCCCTCCGGCAGGTGCTCGGTGAGGTCGTTTCCGACCTCGGTGTCGTGCGTCATGGGAAATCGTCCTTCCGGCGGATCGTCGGTGGGCACCGTGCCCACCGGGAGGTCTGAGCCCTCCGACCCGCCCCCGGCACTCAGCCGGAGGCGAGACGCAGCCCTCAGAGCCGCTTGCATCCCGGACACCACTCGTGAGACTGGCTCGCCCACGCATACGCCTCGTACTGGGACTCCGGCGCGATGGCGTGGCTGTGGGTCTCGCAGACGAGCGCCCAGGTGTCCCCGGTCCGCCAGATCGCGATGACCGAGCCGCTGACCTTGGCGACGTGGCGGCGGAGCAGGCGGTCGCTCACTCGACGGGCTGGCGCGCCACGCAGACCGTGACCTCGTCGGCGGGGAGGTTCGCGTAGACACGCATCTTGTGCAGCGGGTCGACCCAGTGGCCGCCGACGTAGGGGCGGTTCTGATGGCCCCGGTAGAGGGTGACGTCGCTGCTGACCCCGAAGTCGGGGTGCAGGGCGATCGTGGTCGGTTCGTTCATGGATGACTCCTTGGGTTCAGTCGTGGATGTTGCGGGCGAGCAGGGCTTGCTCGAACTGTTCGACCTCGTTGTCGGTGTTGTCCTCGCTCGCGATGTCGAGAAGGTTCGTCGTGAGGCTGTCGTAGCGTCCCCACGCGACCATGTACGCCGCTTGGGCGCTGACGGCGACGTGCTTCGTCAACGTCTGGCCCGCTGCGCCGGTCACCCCCCGCAGCACGCGGATGGCTTCGGCGAAGTCCCAGCCCTCGGGGCGGTAGTCCCGCTGGGAGTAGTCGTCGTAGTAGGGCTCGTGCGGTGGGCGGATCGGATCGGTCATGGATGACTCCTCGGATTGGGGGCGGGACTCGGACTGGCCGCGCATAAGTCAAGTCTATACACTGCGTCCGGGGAAGCGCAACTGGCCTCGCGGTATACAAAGTGCTGGACGAGCGGGCTGGCGGGCCGAGAACGACACGCCAGCCCCAGACTCGTTTTGTGGGATGTCTCAGCCCCCTTTCTGGGCCGTGCGCAGGGTGTCGGCGTCGTAGACCACGCAGGCGACGCAGAGGTGGATCGTCTCCTTCATCCGGTCGTCGGTGGCGACGACGTGGTCGACCAGAGCGGGCAGCAGGTCGATCGGCGCGGTCCACCACCCGTGCAGGCCGTTGACCCGGTGATGGTTGCGGACGTGCTGGCAGATGGACAGGTGGACGACCGGCTTCCCGTCGCTGTGCGGGCCTGGCGAGGTGTTGACCCACAGCCTCGATGACTTGGCGACGTGCCTCTCGTGAATCCGCCAGTCGGCCATCGTCACCACCCCTCCTCGTCGTACATCGGGTCGATCGGGTCGATGTCGGGGTCGTCCCAGCGGGCCTGGACGCGGGCCTTGATGGCCTCGTCGCTGCCGTAGAGGCCGCCAAAGCAGTCCCCTCGTTCGTGCCCGCAGCAGGGCCAGTCCTCGCAGGCGCCGTTGGACGAGGAGACCACCTCGGCGAGGTGCAGCCGAGGGCTGTCCGACGGGTCGTCGGGTAGGGCGGATCGGTGGGTCATGGTGACTCCTGGGTGGTAGGTGTGGTGGGCTGGACCTCGGAACAGAGGTGCCCCCGCACGGCTCCTGCGCCTTGGCAGGAGCCGCACGGCGTGGCCTCTGGGCTAGTCGGTGCACGCGCAGGCTCCGGTTCGGGTGCGGACCTGGAAGCAGGTCAGGCAGAGGTCGAGAGGTGGTCTCGGACGCGCCTTCTCCACCCGGTAGCCCGCCTTGCAGGCGTCGTGGACGTAGCGGCGGGACGGCTCCTGGTTGGCGAACATGTAGTCCCCGCACCAGGCGCAGTGGGTGTAGAGGAACTCCCCGTACAAGCGAGCCCAGGCGAGGTTCTCGCCCCTGGTGTGGCCGCCCATGTCCGGGTCGTCCCAGTCCGCCTGATGCAGGCACGACGCGCAGAGGAACCCGGGGACCTGGCTCTCGTACCAGGCTCCCCGGCTCTCCCCGCAGCCCGCGCAGTGCGGGTAGGACGTCGCCATCGGCCTAGGTCGTCTCACAAGGGAAGTCGTCCACGCGGACGTCCTCGCCGCCCGCGACGTTGTAGAGGATCGCCCCGTACGGGTCGGCGTCCGGGCGTACCTCGTCGGAGTACTGCCCGGCGATCGCGACCAGGCGCCCGGCGGACCGCCCGTCCACGCTCACCGTCCCCCCGGCAGGCCCGACCACGGTCAGGAACGCGGGCTGGTCGCGCTCGACCATGCAGTAGGGGGCGCTGTCGAAGGAGCGCCCCAGCCCGTTGCCCTGGGTCTGGGCGTCCCAGTGGCACGGGCCGGGGTCGTCCTCGGTGGCGCAGGCGCGGACGGGTGCCTCAGGCCGGGGCAGCAGGTTGCCGCCCACGGCTCCCGCCGCCAGGCTGGCGGCGACCAGCCCGGCGACGACGAGGCGCCTCATGCCGGGACCTTCCGCCCCGTGGCGGGGTGGCGGAACCACATCCGGCTCGGGTCCATGTCGCTCCCGCGCCGCCCGGTGTCGAGGTCGAACATCTCGTACCAGGTCGTGCCGTGGCTGCGGAAGGCGACCTCCCCGACCCGGCGGGGTCGCATGTCGTAGTCCCAGACGAGCAGGCCGGGAACGACCTCGGTCCCGTCCAGGGTGTGCGTGGTGCTGATCCTCATGGGATGACTCCTGATGCTGCTTGGGAGGGCGCTGGTGCGCCCTGGCGTCCCGTGAGGCTGGCGCTCCTTGTCGCCAGCCAGGCGGATCGTCAGGACGGGTAGAGCCCGAGGGCCCAGGTCGTGACCGGCTCCACGAACACCGCCTTGGAGGTGTCTGGACCCAGGCCGAGGGCCCATTCCCACGGGCCCTCCTCCCAGACGACGGCCCATCGGGTGACGGACAGGAACCCGAAGTCCCGGCAGAGGACCGGACCACCGGGCCAGGTCATGCCCTGCTCCACGACCTCGGGGTGAGGGGTCTCGCCCAGGCTGGCGCAGACCTTGCGGTACGCGGCGACGGCCTGCGCCTTGGTGAGGTTCCTCATCCGAGCAACCCCCCCAGGCCGATCAGGCCCGCGAGCAGCATGGCCACGAGCACCGGGAGGATGACGAGGACGGTGAAGACCGCGACCAGCGTGGTCCCCACCACCGACCGCTGGCGGGGAGGCGGCGTCGCCACGTACCAGACGATGTCGTGCCCCGCCACGTCGGCGCAGGCGATCGCCCAGCACTGGCACCAGGGGCACCAGCGCCCGCCCGCCCTCACGACTGGCTCCCGAGTTGCCAGCCCACCTGGAAGGCGAGCACCAGCGGCACCAGCGACCACATCAGCAGACAGAGGTTCTTCATCTCACTCCACCTCCAGGTCGGAGAACTGCAGGAGGAGCAGCAGCACGAGCCGGACATCCTCGTTGGTGAGGAAGGTGATCGCCGTCGCCTCCTCGTCGTCCACGTACGCGATCAGGAGGCCCGTCACGGCCTCCCACAGGTCGGTGTCGGGGGGCAGGTCGGACGCGCGCGCGCCATCGGCGTGAGCCCTGAGGCAGGCGCTGAAGATCGCTCCCGCGCGGCTGGTGGTGGGCATGATGACTCCTGGGTGGTTGTCGGTCCCGAGATCTCGTGATCCGGCGGAACGGCCCGGGACTCGCGCCCCGGGCCGAACCGTCAGCATCACGCGACGTCGGCGCCCTCAACGGCGACGGTTGCCGCGTACTCCCGCTGGGTCAAGTAGCGGTGTCCCCGCTCCACCGGCGTCGCATCCTTCCGGTCCCGCCGGGTCGCGTCGCCGTCACCCTCGCGACCCTTGCAGTACGTCGCGCCCACTTTGTCGATCCGGTCGGGGATGTGCTTCCCGCCCAGCCGCTCGATGCACGCGTCATGCCCGCAGTACCGGGCGACGGTATCGGTCCCGACGCGCGAGACGACGACCAAGTCCCGCGGGCCCAGCGTGTCGAACGTGCGTCCCTTGCGCTCGAATGCCAAGTGGGCGAGCACGTAGTCCCCAGTCTCGGTGGGCCGCGCGTACCGGGTCGCGAGTACCGACCGCACCCCCGTGACGTCGACCCCGTCACCCTCGGCGAACTCAGCGACGTCGCCCTCCAGCACGTCCACCGCCCGCCCGTAGTACGCGAACGACACCCCACCGGGAAGCGCGCCGACACTGCACACGTACGCGTCCACTCCCTCATCAGCAATGAGGGTGCCGCGCACGAACGTGAGATCCAACATGATGACTCCTTCTGCGAGTATCCACAGCGCGGTCCGACTGGCCGCTGGTGACTGGGTGACTCGCATGAGTCGAGTCTATACACTTGAACCGTTTCATTCAAGCACGGGTATGATCACGGTATGATAACGGTATTTAGATAGCCGGACTATGCAGATCATATAGCCGCGCTATCTACTTTGCATAGTCCGACTATCTAGTGGGGCTATATAGTTTGGCTATTCAATGGGGCGTCCAGATAGATCGTCGAACTATGTAAACGGGGGGTGGGTGGCGAAAAGATGATCATGGTCGGGGGGTCGGCAGGGCGCGGAATTGCCCGGTTGCACCAGCCAGGTTTTTACACCATTTACCCTAGTCACACCCACCTTCCCGCCTGATCCACCACGGTCTTCAACCGGACCTCCGCGTGCGCATCCTCGGTAACGCGTGTTATCATTTGTTATGACGCTCACACTCAGACCCAAGCCATGACCTCACGCATCATCGGGGCGCTTCTTTTTGGCGTACTTGGTGGGTGGATGCTCGTCGTGGGATACCGCGAACCGCGTGGACCGGCGACAAAAACGCTCGCATACCTCGCCGGATGGCTCTTTTTGGCACTCGCGTGGGGAGCCGTTTCGAGTGAGTAAGACACGCAGCGAGCGCGGGGGTGGAGTGTGACGCCGTGAGGGCTTTCGAGCCAAGAGGATGCTGAGAGACGTGCCCCGCCGGGACCGCACGGCTCTCAGGATTAGCCGAAAAGACGGGCTGAGACCCGCAGAACCTGAGAGGACGTACACATCGTGAGACGAACCCCGAAAGGACGCTCATGGACGCGCTGTTGATCCCCGTCGACCCCTCGGAGCCGATCACCCGCATCACCCTCGATCGCGGGGACTGGCAGGGGATGGTCGCCGCGATCGGGGGCGAGTGCCGCTACATCGAGCGGGTCCGCACGAGGCTGACGCAGCCACACCTGGGCAACTTGGTGCTCGCCGTGGACGAGATGGGTCTGTACCACGCCTGGGCGCGCAACGACCGCGCCTCGATGCTCTACGCGCCGGGTGCGCAGCCGGGCATCCACGGCCCCGCGCTCGTGCTGCGCGAGACGATGGACTACATCGAGGGAGCCGACTTCACCACCGTGCTCGCGGTCGACCTCGACACCGTGCAGGGCTACCTGACCCTGGTGAGTCGGTGAGAGCGGTGCGCGCGGCGGGCAACGACGCCGTCGAGGAGTTCTTGAAGATCGCCGACGAGATGCCCGACGGCTACCTCGAATGCCGGGGGTCGCAGCACCGGTTCGTCACCGCCGAGCCCTGGCGGGTCGTGGACAGTCGGAACGAGGAGGGCTTCTACCCCCATCAGGGCAACACCACCTACGCCTACCGGCGGATGGAGTGCGACCGCTGCATCGACCCCGAGACCGGGGTGGGGATGATCCGGCACGACTTCTACGCGATCACCTCGCACAGGGGCCACACCTTCCTGCGCAAGATCGACTCCCGCTACACCCCGCCCCGGGGCTACGCGACGCGGGGGCTGGGACGGGTCGAGGGGAACCGGGGGCTCATCTTGGGTGCCGCGCTCGACCGGGCGATGGGCGCGGTCGCGGTGCGGGGACGCGGACGACCCAAGAAGGCGACATGAGCGACCCGACCGGCCTGATCGCCGAGGCGAGCACGCCGGGCACCGTCGTCTACGGCATCTTGTCGTGGCGCGCCGACTCGCAGATGCTCGCCCGGCTGCGCCCGGTGTTCGTGGACCTGATCGCGCTCGCCATCGAGCAGTCCTGCTTCGCTCAAGAGGAGCCGTACGGGACCTGCCGAGAGGTCCACAGCGACGACCGCACGATGTGGTGCACACCCTGCGTGCTCCACGACCTCGCCGATCGCATCCAGGCGATCGCCCGACCGACAGGAGAGACCTGATGAAGAACTACGACCCCCTGGAGCCCCCCGCCCTGAACAAAGACCTGCTGTACGGCACCCTCGACGCCGTGGTCGCGGCCGACATTCTCGGCACCTGGAACCAGCAGGACTGGCTCCGGTTCGAAGACCCCGACGACGACGGTTCCGAGGAGGTGATGGAGCGCGCGGAGCGACGGCAGGCGGCGACCGGGGAGTGGTGCGGCACGACCTGCTGCTACGCCGGGCACGCCCTCCTCATCGAGGGCGGACGGTTGGTCTACGACGAGGGCAGGTCGTACATCCTGCTCGACAAGTGCCTCCTGAGCGCGGGCAGCGTGTCGCCGGAAGCGATGCAGCGCCTGGGGCTGACCGAGTGGGAGGCGTCCACCCTGTTCTCGGCCAACAACTCCCTGCAGGACCTGAAGGAGATCGTGGACGCGATCGCGGCGGGGAAGTTCCGGGGCGACTGGGGGTGAAAGCGGGAAAAGTCCGCACCCTGCCCGTCGGGCCGTGCGAAGCGAAGCCCGTCTGCGGACGGGCGTGCGAGGGCTGGGAGCCCCATCCCACGCTCTCCGACGTCTGGCAGACGTGCTTCTGCGGCCATAGCCGGGGCGTACACGCCCTCAACCATCCCCCGCCTCCCCCACCCCCGCCCGAGCCCCCACGCTGTCCTGCGTGCGGGCAACTACTACCCGAAGGAGCGACATGAGCATGTTCGACCTGGTCTTCGCCGACCCCGACCGCCAAGAGAGGATGGGGCTGCTGCTCGCCGTGCTCGCCTACGAGCAGCCCGACATAGACACCGCCACGGCATATGTCCAGCCGATCCTCGACCTCCGGCTGCGCGACGCGTGGGTGGAGAAGCAGCCCGACGGACCCCCCGTCCTGACCGTCTACACCCGCAACGGAGGGGGGAACCGCGAGCACTTCCATGACGGCACCGACCTGTGTCTCGCTTGCCACGGCGAGGCGGCGACGCGGCACTCCGCCTACCTGCGCGATGCCGACGACGAGTTCGACGCGACCTACCGGACCTACTGGTTCTCTTTCCCCGACGACTTGCCCTCCGAAGTGCAGGAGGGCCTGCGCGAGGGAGCGGAGGACCCGCGCGACATGAGCAGGGCTTGGCTCGCGGCCATCGACGCGCTGAGCGGGGCGCAGCGGTGACCGCGCACGCCGACCTGTTGTACGAGACCCTCGACGCCGTGACCGAGGCCGCCGGGCTGGGTGATGCGACCTCACTGCCCGAGGGAGCGCTCGGCTGGCGGCAGGACTCGTGGTGTCTGCCCTGGTACGACGAGGGGCGCGGAGTCTGCGGCACCGCCGCCTGCTTCGCGGGGCACCGCCTCGTGCTCGACGGCTACGTCGTCTCGGGCTACGACGCGATGACGAGCCCGGGGGGGGCGGTCATCTGGGGCCACCAGATCGAGGCCCTCGCGGAGGCGCGTCTCGGCCTCACTCCCGTGCAGTCGCGGGCGCTGTTTCGTGGCGACAACGACCTCGCACGGATCAAAGAGGTGGTCGACAACATCGTCGCGGGCGGCTGCGGACTCCCCGAGTGCGGGCGTGACCATGAGTGAGGGCATCCAGGCGCTCGCGGGCTTCATGCACACGGCCATGAGAGAGGGGACCATCCCGCTCGTCATCGAGGAGGTCGTGGGGGCGACTCCCCCCCCACCGGGGTTCTTCTTCGTCTTGATGCGCGACATGGTCGAGCAGACGGGGGGAGCGACCGGGTGTGTGGTGTTCGGCACCGACGACAACAGGGCGGGGATGGTGCCCCACGACGGCAACGTCACCGAGGTCTTGGAGGGTCTTATCGCCCTCCGGCTCTCGGGGATGTTCGGTCGGGTCAACCATGTCGCCGTGGGGGCCGACACGTGGCACCGCTGCTACGAACCGGGCGACTTCGAGAGCGAGGGCGTGCGCCATGGTGACCTGCAGGCGCGGGCGGAGGCGGGGGACGAGCGCGTCACCGAGGCGCTGATGGCGCTCTGCTACGCCCCCGACGGCCCCACGTACTGCGACATGCAGCCCTACACCCGCACCGAGGGGGGGATCGTCTGGGGCCCCGTCGAGCCGCTCCCCTTCGACCGGCAACTCGGGGACCTTCCCCGGCTGATGAAGACGCTCACCCGCGCGTGAGCACACAGGGAGTCGAGTTGAGCCTGTTCGAGGCGGTCGTCGTCGGGTTCGCCTCGGGAGTCGTGGGCGGGGTCGTCTACGTGCACGTCCTCGACGTGGTGGGTCGATGGCGAGCGAGGAAGCGGGAATGACGCTGTGGGGAGTGCCGCCGGGCTACTTCGTGCTCGCGGTGATCGTGGGCGTGCTCAGCGCCGGGCGGCTGACGCGGCTCGTGGTCAACGACCACTGGCCCCCCGTCGAGCGCTTGCGCAACCTCTGGGACGCGAACTCCGACCGACTGGGGGGCTGGTGGCTGCTGCTGCACTGCCCCTGGTGCTTCGCGCCCTGGACCGTGCTGCTCGTCGGAGCGTGGGGAGTCCTGTCTCACCTGCACTGGAGTTGGTGGGCGTTCAACTCCTGGATGGCTGGGGCGTACGTCGCGTCATGGCTCGTCTTCCACGACGAGGACGGGAGTGAGGAGGGAGGTGAGGACAAGTGAGCGAGATCGGTGAGATCAGCGAGATCACCCAGGGCACGATTCGGCGCGCCGTCGCCGCTCAGCGAGCGGTCGACGCCATCATCGAGCCCGACGAGGTCGAGCCGCTGCGGCAGATCAACCTGCGCGTCGACCCCGACCTGCTCGCGCGGATCGAGCGAGCACGAGGAGATGTGCCCCGCGAGCGGTTCCTCCGGCGAGTGATCGACGAGGCGATCCCCTAGCACTCGCGTGACCGACGCCTCGGGTTCGGCTTAGTCTGCGGACGGACCCGAGGCGGAGGAGTTGCGGTGCCGAGGACGAAAGTCGCTCGCCCACCGGTCGAGGTGGTTGAAGATTCAACCGCCCTGGTCGCTGCGGCGGTAGAGATTCCCGCGAGCCAGCGCCGGACGCTGCGGACCAAGCGGTACGAGGTCACGAAGGACTGGCAGCGCCGGGCGTGGGAGTTCTACGACACCGTGGGCGAACTGCGGTTCGGGGCGAACTGGGTCGGCAGCGCCCTGTCGCGGGTCGAGTTGCACGCGACCACCGACACCTCTCAGGGACAGAAGGACCTGACCTCCGGCCCCGCGTACGAGGCCGTCGAGGGGCTGTTCGGCAGCGCCACCGGGCGCTCGCAGATGCTCAACACCTACGGCATCCACCTCTCGGTGCCCGGCGAGACGTACCTGATCGCCGAGCCGCAGCGGGGCGACGAGCCCGACGAGTGGATGACCGTCTCCACCGACGAGATCAAGCGGCTGGGCGACAGCCGCTGGGTGCTCGAACGGGGGGACGGCGAGAAGCGCCCGCTGAGCGGCGACGCGATGGTGATGAGGGTCTGGCGCCCCCACCCCCGCTCCTTCTACGAGGCCGACAGCCCCTGTCGTGCGGTGCTGCCGATCCTGAGCGAGATCGTCCAACTCACCAAGCACGTCGCCGCCACCATCGACTCCCGCCTCGGCGGCGCGGGTCTGCTGCTGCTGCCCAGCGAGATGACCTTCGCCACCCCCAACAACGGCGTCGACCCCGCCGACCCGGCCACCGACCCGTTCATGGTCGCGCTGACCGAGGCGATCCTCACCCCGATCGAGGACCGGGGCAGCGCGGCGGCGGTGGTGCCGATCGTCGTCAAGGCGCCCGCCGCGACCATCAGCGCGGCCCAGCACATGACCTTCTCGACCCCCTTCGACGCCGCCGCCCAGTCGCTGCGGGACGAAGCCATCCGGCGGCTCGCGCTGGGCATGGATCTGCCGCCGGAGGTGATGCTGGGGCAGGGCGACAGCAACCACTGGGCGTCCTGGCAGGTGGACGAGTCGGCCATCAAGGTGCACATCGAGCCCGCCTGCAACCTGCTCTGCGACGCCTTGACGCGGTTCTACCTGTGGCCGGTGCTGCGCAAGCAGCACGTCAAGTCGTGGGCGGACTTCTACGTCCGGGCCGACACCTCCGCGCTGCGCACCCGCCCCAACCACTCCGCCGAGGCGATCCAGTTGTATGACCGACTGGAGATCAGCGGGGAGGCGCTGCGCCGAGAGACGGGCTTCTCCGAGTACGACAAGCCCACCAGCGAGGACATGCGCGGCGCGGTGCTGCGCAAGATGGCGATGGGCATCACCAACTCCGACCTGACCGCCGGGGCGCTGCGGCTGCTGGGCATCGAGGTGCAGCCCCGTTACTCCACGGTCGCCGACCAGTCCGACCCGATGGTCAGCGAGGAGGAGATCTCGACCCCGGAGGCGCAGCGGGCCGCGCCGGTCGTGCCGCCCCCCGACGAGCGCCGGGTGCTGCCCGCCGAGCGGGAGAACACCCGGGGGCTGCAGCGCAACCCCTCGCAGCGCCGTGAGGTCGAGCAGATCGGTCGCCCCCGCAACAACGGGCGCACCAACCCGGCTCCCGCCGCCGCCGCCGCCGAAGACAAGGTCAACATGGTGCTCGCCGCCTGCGAGGTGCTCGCGATGCGCGCCCTCGAACGCGCCCGCAACCGGATCGACCGGCGGGGCAAGCAGATGCGGGTCTGTACGGCACCCGAGGCCGATGAGGCGCTGAAGGATGCCTGGGTCGCGGTGCCGCGCGTCGCGAGACTGTGCGGGCTCGACCCCAGCGCCCTGCACACCCGGCTCGACGCCTACACCCGTGCGGTCCTCTACTCCGGCCTCGACCACGACCCCGAACTGCTGCACCGGGTGCTGTTCGTCCTCGATCCCGACGAGGTCGAGCACGCGTTCGCGGGAGCGACGTGAGCAGCCTCGCGGACCAGGTCGCCGACAACCTGCTCGTCCGCAAGGCCGAGCGCGAGGTGTCGCGGGCGACGAGCGCCGCCTACCGCTCCTTCCTCGATGAGATCGTGGCGGCGGTGCGCCAGGGCGAGGACGTCACCGCCGACGTCTGGGAGCGCGCGGTCGACGTCGACCTGCTGCCCGCGCTGCGCGAGGTGTTTGCGCGCGCCTACGACACGCAGGCGACGGCCCTGCGGGACACCCTCAGCGCCGCGACCCCGCGCACCAGCACGGAGGCACGGGAGAACGCGGAGCGCTACCTGCGCACCGTCCGCAACCGCCTCCTCGACATCCCCGACGACCTGTTCCGCACGCTGCGCCGCAGCCTCGCGGAGGGGATCGCCGCCTCGGAGAGCGACGAGGAACTCGCCGCCCGAGTGCGCGCCCTGGTCGATGTGCCCGTCCGCGCCAACCGGATCGCCCGGACCGAGACGACCCCGGCGCTGAACGCTGGCCGGTTGCAGGCCGCCCGCGCCGTCGCTCGTGAGACGGGCGTCTCGACTCGTGGATGGGCCAAGGAGTGGGTGTCGATGCAGGACGAGCGAGTCCGGCACACCCACGCCCTCGCCGACGGCCAGACCGTCCCGCTGAACCGCCACTTCCGGGTCGGGGAGCACTCCGGGCGGTATCCCGGCGACCCCCGGCTGCCCCCCGGCGAGACCATCAACTGCCGCTGCACCCTGCGGATCGAGGCCCGAGGCTCGCTGACAGCGGCTGGCGCCGACGACAGCCACGACGGCGCTGTCATCGTGGCGCTGCCGCACGAGGCCGACCCGATCCGCAACGTCGGGGAGGAGGACAAGCACCTGACGCTGTGCTGGATGGGCGACAGCACGGAGTCGACCGCCGACCACGGCCTGATCCGGGACGCGTTGAAGACCGTCGCCGCCCACACGGACCCCTTCAACGCGACCGTCACGAAGACAGGCTCGCTCGGCGACGACGGTGCCCACGTCGCCTTCCTGGACCCCGGTGCTCCCACCCGAGTGCGGGACCTGCTGCTGGCGCAGCAGCCGATCCAAGAGGCGGTCGGATCGGTCCAGCAGTTCCCCAACTACACCCCGCACGTGACGCTGTCCTACGACGACGCCCCCGACTACGACGGCACCGTGACCTTCGACCGGCTGGCGCTGTGGTGGGGCGACAACCACGGCGACATCTACCCACTGGGAAGCAACGGGGTGGCGAGCACCTCCACAGGTCAGGAGTACGCGATGGACGACGACACCGACTACGGCGACCTCGACCCCGAGACGAGCATCCCGTGGCACGGCGTGCTCGCTCCCGAGGCGGTGATGAGCGGGGACCGGCGCAAGTTCAGCGAGGGGGCGCTCTCCTTCCGCGACCTGCCGGTGCCCCTGCACTACCAGGACGCCACCGCGAGCGGCCATGACGGCGCGGTCCGGGTGGCGAACATCCTGCAGGCGACGCGCGCCGACCAGGACGGCACCCCGCTGATCCGCGCCTGGGGCATGTTCGACACCCACGAGACCGCCGACGAGGCGATCCGCCAGATCGCCAAGCAGATGCTGCGCGGGGTCAGCGTCGACGTGGACAGCGCCGAGTTCTCCTTCGAGGACGAGTTCGGCAACGACGTCGGGGACAAGTCGCCGATGGAGGTGCCCAACCCGGTCATGGTGCTGACCGCCGGGCGCGTCTCGGGCGCCACTCTGTGCTCGATCCCCGCCTTCCAGGAGGCGTACGTCGCGCTCGGCCCGCCGCCGGAGGAGTGGGGCTTCTCCGTCGACGGAGAACTCGCCGCCTGGGTCGAGAGCGACATCGAGGACGTGCTCGCCGAGGCCGACACCTACGCCACCGTGGAGTTCGCGATCAGCGACAAGCCGTGGAGCGACTTCACTCAGGCCGACTACACCGACGAGCAGTGGAAGCGGGCTTGCGTCCTCGACAAGGGCGAGGGGGAGGGGAAGCAGCGCTACGGGCTGCCGATCCGCGAGCCCAGCGGCGCCCTGAACCGCAACGCCGTCCACGCGGCGGCGGGTCGCTTCAACCAGGTCCACGCCAGCGACGAGGCGAAGGCGAAGGCCGCGCGCGCGCTGCGCGGGGCGTACCGGACGCTGAAGGAGGACCCGCCCGAGGTGCTGACCGCCGCCGGTGGACGCCCGCGCGACGACCTGCTCGACTCCGACGAGGTGCCGGGTCAGCGGGGCGAGGGCGGCGGCAAGCCCCGCGTCAGCACGAAGCCGTGGAGCGACTTCTCCATCGACGACTACACCGACGAGCAGTGGGCGCGCGCCACGGCACTGCACTACAAGGCGGGCTACTCCGCGAACAAGAAGGACCACGCGCTGCCCTACCGCGAGCCCAACGGCGCCTTCAACGTCGAGGGTGCCCGCAAGGCGGCGGGGGACTACCCCGACATCAAGGCGAGCGGCGAGGCGAAGGCCGCCGCGCGTCGTCGCCTGCAGCACGCCTTCGACATCATCGGCGAGGACCCGCCCGCCGCGATCGCCCGGAGCGCGGAGGAGAAGACGAGCGGGCAGGTCGAGGAGTTCTTGGTCGACGACTCGGGCATCCCGGGCGTGATGCCAAAGAAGTTGAAGGCGTACTGGACCCACGGTGAGGGCGCGGCGAAGATCGCCTGGGGCACCGGCGGGGACTTCGAGCGCTGCCGCACCAACCTCGCGGCCTACGTGCCCACCCACATGCTGTCGGGGCTCTGCGCCAAGTTGCACAAGGCGGCGACGGGGACCTGGCCCGGTCGCGGGCAGCCGCACGCACTGGACGACGGCATCGCCGGACCAGCGCTGACGAGCCGTTGTGAGCCGTGTGAGGCGGGGTTGACGGCGTCCGCCAGCGTGAGTAGCGACTTCGTTTCCCCACGCTTCGATCGCTTGACGCCGCTCACCGTGACCCCCGACGACCGGGTGTTCGGCCATCTCGCGGGCTGGGGGACCTGCCACATCGGCTTCGACGGGGTGTGCGTCACGCCGCCGCAGTCCTCCTCCGACTACGCCTACTTCCACACCGGAGAGGTGCGCACCGGCGACGACTGGAAGATCGCGGTCGGCCATATCACGATGGGCACCGGCCACGCGGCGGCGAGCCTGCGCGCGGCTCCGGCGATGGAGCACTATGACAACACGGGGTGTGTCGTCGCCGACGTCTGTGCGGGTGAGGACGAGTTCGGCATCTGGGTCGCAGGCCGCCTCCGTCCCGGCGTCACCTCGGAGCAGAAGGCTGCCCTCGCCGCAGCCGCTCTGTCGGGCGATTGGCGTCGGGTCGGAGGCTCGATGGAGTTGGTCGCCGCGCTCGCCGTCAACGTCCCGGGCTTCCCGATCCCCCGGTTGCGCGCGGCGATGGAGGACCACAAGCCAGCGGCTCTGGTCGCCTCCGGCATCGTCACCGGGACCGGTCCGGCGTCGGGGTCGGTCACCGAGCCCGAGTCGATCGGTCGAGCCATCGGAGACTTCCTGCGACGGCAGCGACGCGCCGAGGCCGCACGGGCTACTGTCGACGCCGAAGCGCGGCACGCCCGACGGCTCCGCGCCCGAGCCGCCGTCGAGGCGGTGCTCGCCGCCGGAGAGGGAGGGCAGTAGCCATCGGATGCAACTGTGGGAACAAGAGCCGCGACGTCGCCTACGAGGTGCGGTTCAAGGACGGTCATGTCCAGCGCTTCGACGCCGTGACCGACGCTCAGGCGGCCATCCGCGCCGCCAAGGGCGGGACGCTGCGACCGGTCAAGGCATCCACGCCGGTCTGAACTCGTCCTAGCAGTTCGCCTTCACACGGGGGTGGGTCGACGCTACCGTCGACCCATCGCGTGACCTGCTGGCAGTTGGCCGTCGCTCACGCTCGGGTAGAGCCCTGCTCCCCGATTCCTGTTCCAAACGAGGAAGGCAGACTGCCGTGTTCGAACTCCCGGAGGACCTGACCGCGCTGAGCGTCGCGGACCTCAACCGTCTCGCTGCCGAGGCGGTGACGGCGTTCACCGCCCTGGCTCCCGCGAACCCGGACGACCTGACCGACGAGCAGGTCGAGCAGATGGAGCGGCTCTCGGGCGCGATCACCACGCTGACCACCGAGCGCGACGCCCGCGAGCAGGCCGCCGCCGACCGGCGCGCCCGGATCGAGGCCGCCCAGGCGGTCGTCGCGCAAGCGTCGGCCACCACCTCCGAGCCCCCCGCCAGCGAGGAGCCGGAAGACGAGACCGAGGACGAGGACGACACCGACGAGCAGGAGGAGAAGGACTCCTCGGAAGGAGCGGGCGACACCGTGACCGCCAGCAGCAAGCCCAGCGTCCGGGGTCTGCCCCCGACGCCGGTGGTCGTGCCGAAGAAGTCGAGCGAGATCACCATCACCGCCGCCGCCGAGGTGCCCGGGTTCGCCACCGGTCAGCCCCTCGACGACCTGAAGGACGTCACCAAGGCGTTCATCGCCAAGGCGGCAGGCTTCCCCCGCCAGTTGGTGCCCAACACCTACATCCGCAGCAACGTCGCCACCTTCACCCGCTCGTTCGAGGAGGACTTCACCGTCCCCGAGTCGGGGATGAGCGACGAGTCGTTCATGGACATGTTCAACCGGGCGGGCACCGAGCAGCGCCTGTCCGGCGGGTCGCTGGTCGCCGCCGGCGGCTGGTGCGCGCCGAGCGAGACCTTCTACGACCTGTGTGTGACCGAGTCGATGGACGGCCTGATCGACCTGCCCGAGGTCGGCGTCCGGCGGGGCGGCATCCGCTTCACCAAGGGCCCCGCCTTCGAGGACATCTACACCAGCGCAGGCTTCTTCCAGACCGAGGCGCAGGCCGAGAGCGGCACCCCGAAGCCCTGCGTCGAGATCGACTGCCCGTCGTTCGAGGAGATTCGCCTCGACGTCTCCGGCATCTGCGTGCAGGCCCCGATCCTCACCCGGGTCGGCTACCCCGAACTGGTCCGGCGCTGGGTCGAGGGCACGCTCGTCGCGCAGGCGCACAAGGAGTCCGCCGAGGTCATCAACCGGATGGTCGCGGTCGCCGGAGCGGCCACCACGCTGACCGGCGGCGCGGGCTCCGGCTTCGACCTGCTGGCCGGGCTGGAGTGGTCGGCGATCACTCAGAAGTACCGCTGGCGGATGCGGCTCAACGCCACTCTCGAAGTGGTGCTGCCGGTGTGGGCGAAGTCGGTGATCCGCTCCGACCTCGCGCTTCGGCAGTCCTCGGAGCCCAGCAACATCTCCGACGCTCAGATCTCCGCGTTCTTCTCCGCGCGCGGGCTGCGGGTCCAGTGGGTCTACGACTGGCAGGCGCTCGACACCACCGGTACGGCGGGCGAGGCGTGCGTCGCCCCGGTCCCGGCGACCATCCAGGCGCTGATCTACCCGGCGGGCACCTTCGTCAAGGGCACCGCCGACGTCATCAGCCTCGACACCGTGTACGACTCCACGAACCTGCAGAAGAACATGTACGTGGCCGCGTTCGCCGAGTCGGGCTTCCTCGTCGCGAACCGCTGCTACGACGCCTGCCTGATCGCGGTGCCCACCTGCATCCTCGGTGCGTCGGGCGGCGTGCTGAGCGCCTGCGCCCCGATCCTCGCGCCGGACACCACGCCGTAAGAGCGAGGAGACCGGTAACGACGAGGCAGGGGAGGTAGGAACGTGACGGCCACAGCGATCGACGGAGCCCGGCAGGCTGTCCAGGCGCCGTCGCGCGCGGCCCGCCGCTTCGGGCTGTTCTCGGTGGTCACCCCGGTGACCTCGGGAGACGCTCACTGGCTGTACGGCGGGATGACTGCCGACGGTGAGGAGTGTTCGGAGCCGCAGTGGGGCGCGATCGACTGCGGCCCATCGCCGGACAAGGTCTCGCGGTCGTGGTACTCCGACATCGACGCCGACCCGTGGCTGACCTACATGTACGAGACCTGCAAGACGGTGGGTCGGTACGGTGAGGCGGCAGCCCGGCTGCGCACTCGGTTCGTGGCCGCCGAGCAGTCGGCGGCTGAGATGGGGCTGGTCACCCAGGTGCTCGCGGGTGCTCCGGCGGTGACCCCGGTGCTGCCGGGCCTCGGCGGGGCGATCGCCGCTCTGGAACGCGAGGCCAACGAGAACTACGGCGGGCAGATCATCTTGTACGCACCGCCCGAGGCGGCTCTCGACGCCGCGCCGTACCTGATCCGCGTGGGCGACCACCTGGAGACCCTGAGCGGCAACGTCGTCAGCGTGGGCAACTACGGCGACGGGACCACGGTCTGGGCATCGGGTGCACTCGCCCTGTACCGCAGCGAAGTGACGCTCGCGGGGCCGGTCACCGGCAGCCTCTACACCCTGCCCGACGGGCAGGGTTTCAGCCGGACCAACGACTACTACGTCCTCGCCGAGCGGGCGTACGCCGCCATCGTCGACTGCTGGTCCGGCCAGGCGGATGCGGCGGCCATCCCATGACGGTCAGGGTCGGAGAGGCGTTCATCTACGGGCGCACCCGAGACAACGCGCGAGCCATCCTCGCGGCGGCGAACCGGGTCGGCGTCGACCAGCGTGCGGTACGGACCACCGACTCCGGGTTCATCGTCCCGGTGAAGGTGGCGGACGAGTTCGAGCGGGGCGGCGATCCGACCTGGGTTGCCACGGACGCGGTGTTCTAGTGAGTGAAGGGACAACCCACAGATGAGTGCACAGTGCTTCCCCTTGGTGGGCGGGCGCGTCATGCGCGTCACCCGCCTCGACGGGTGTGGTCGACCCGACACCACCCAGCCGGACTGCGCCCAGGTCACCTCCGACGGTTTCGTCAGCGTCGAGGTGACCGCCAACGTCGAGGAGGGTGACGCGATCAGCGTCACCAACGCCGCTGGCAAGGTGTGCGTCAGCGAGACGCCGACCCCGACGCTGACGGGGTACGCGGTCACCATGACGTTCTGCAACGTCGACCCCGACCTGTTCTCCCTCACCACCGGCCAGGACCCGGTGCTCGACCCGCAGACCGGCGAGGGCATCGGCTTCCGGGTCAACACCGGCAAGGGCTCCGACACGGGCTTCGCGCTGGAGGTGTGGAGCAAGGTCCCCGGCGTCTCGTGCCCGGTCGACGACCAGGGCAACCCGATCGAGGCGGCGGAGATCGCCTCGGGCTACATCTTGTTCCCGTTCCTGCAGGGCGGCGTGTTCGGCGACTTCACCATCGAGAACGACGCGGTGTCCTTCGTCGTGCAGGGCGCGACCACCAAGGACGGCTCGGGCTGGGGGCGCGGTCCCTACGACATCACCCTGGACGACACCGGGGTCGCCGGGCCGCTCACCGACCCGATCGACGCCAAGGACCACCTGCACGTGCAGATCACCTACGTGGCTCCTCCGGAGCCGTCGTGTGGCTGCGCCGCGCTGGTTCCCGAGGCGAGCGGCGCCACCGCAGGTACTCCGGGCACCTGGACCCCGGCGGGCACCGAGGCTCCCACGGACGCGGCTGAGGCCACGGCTGACGGAGTGGTCGCGAGCCCCGCGACGGCCTGGACCACGGGCCAGTACGTGCAGGGCTCGACGGCGGGAGCAGCCGGTGAGATGCACTGGAGCGGCACGGCTTGGGCCTCCGGGCGTGCGACCTGATGATGAGGGAGTGCGCAACCGGCGGCACCTAGAGAGGATGGGCGGATGGACTGCAACCTGCCCATCGACACGGGGTCGTGCGCCGCGTGGGACGAGTACGCCTCGGAGGTGCAGGAGCGCGCGACCGCGCTGGCCACGGTCGCCCTCCGTTCGCTGACGGGGTTCCGGGTGGGCAACTGCCCGATCGTGCTGCGCCCCTGCGGCCAGCGCTGCTGGAACACCCGCACCTGGCAGACGTTCCCGGTCGCCGCCGGTGGTGAGTGGGCCGGTGCGGGCGGCTTCACGCCCACGGTGATCGACGGCGCCTGGGTCAACGTGGGCTGCGGCTGCTATGCCGACCCCTGCTCGTGCGGGCGCATGTGCGAGGTGGTGCTGCCCTGGGGCATCAGCCCGCCGATCACGGTGATGCTCGACGGGGTCGAACTCGACCCCTCGTCCTACCGGGTCGACAACGGCAACCGGCTGGTCCGGGTCGACGGGGAGTGCTGGCCGGTCTGTCAGGACATGGCCGCCCCGACCACCGCGCCGAACACTTTCGCCGTCACCTACACCCCCGGCGCGGAACTGGGGGCCGACGGCGCCTACGTGCTGGGGCTGCTGGCCTGCGAGTACGCCAAGGCGGCCAACGGGCAGGAGTGCGCGCTGCCGCACAACGCCCTGCAGGTGCAGCGCCTCGGCGTCACCGTCGACCTCGCCCGCTCGACGTTCCCGGAGGGCAAGACCGGCATCGCGGAGGTCGATGCCTACCTCCGCCGCTGGAACCCCTATGCCCTCGCCGCACCGTCGATGGTGTGGTCCCCCGACGTGCACCGAGGACGGACGCAGACCTGGCCGGTGCCATGATCGACTCGCGGGCGCTGTGGCCGCTGATGCTGCAACTCTCCTCGTGCCTGTGCGCGGAGTTGGAGAGGTCGTACGGGGGGCCGACCTGCTTCTGTGGCGTGCTGCCGGGGCTCAACATCCCCGCCGACTTCTGCGACTGCTCGACCAACGGCTGCGGCCAAGCCTGGGTGCGCCTCAACAACGTCTACCCCAGCGCGCAGTTCCCCAACCCCTCGCTCGGCCCGACGTCGTGCTCGGACCCGCTCGCGGCCCGCCTCGACCTCGGCGTGATGCGTTGCATCCCCGGCATCGACGCGCAGGGGCGGATGCCCGACGAGATCGCCGAGGCCGAGGCCGTGCACGTGCAGGTCTCCGATGTCGCCAGCATCTACCGGGCGATCGAGTGCTGCCTGCCCAAGGCCGTCAACCGCAGGGACTGGATCATCGGCCAGTACCTGCCGATCGGGCCGCTGGGCAACTGCGGCGGCGGCGCGGTGGCGGTCACCATCCGGCTGAACGACAGGGCGGTCTGATGAGCCGCGCGGTGGTCTGGGCGAGCGAGGTCGAGTCGACGCTCGACCGGGTGCTGCCGCCCTACCTGGCCCGCGTGGGCCGCGAGATCGAGCGAGTCGCCAAGAGCCGCGCGCCGCGCGGGGTGACCGGGTCGCTGGCGCGCCACATCTACGCCCGGGGCTTCGGGCGCGACGTCCGGGTGCAGTGCACCGTGAACTACGCCCTGTATGTGCACGAGGGTGCACGACCTCATCTGATCCCCGCCGCGCCGGGCTACCTGGCGTTCTACTGGGAGCGCGAGGGGCGCTGGTTCCGGGGCTTCACCCAGGTCCACCACCCCGGCCAGCGGGGGCAGCCGTTCCTGCGTGAAGCCCTGGAGATCGTGATGGGGGGGCGATAGCGTGCTAGCACCCGCCACCCCAAGGAGCCTTCATGCCACGCAAGTCCTTCACCTCGCGCGCAGCCACGGAGAAGGTCGAGACCCTGGAGTTCGAGTTCGACGGGGTGCTCCTCTACGCGAAACGCCCGAAGTACGCGGCCCTGCTGGACCTCGCCGACGTGGCGGACCGCTCGCCCGTCGAGCAGGTGCAGGCGGCGCTGGAGTTCATCGACCAGTGTCTCGTGGCGGACAGCCGGGACTACCTGAACGACCGGCTCCGCGACCCCGACGACCTCCTGGAGTTGACCGACCTCTCCGAACTGCTGCAATGGATCACCGAGGAGTTCACGGCGCGCCCTACTATGCCGCCCACGCCATCGCGGCCACCGTCGCGGGCAACTGGGAAGCGATCGACGGGGCGTGCGCGATCCACGGCATCGACCCGCTCACGCTCGACTGCGACCGAGGTCTCAACCTCTGCGTCTCCCTTATCGCAGAGCGCCTAGCCCCCAAGGACTTCGATGACCTGAGGCGGCGCTGGTACATGCCGCCGCCCGAGGCGACCCGGCGCGCGGTCACCGCCACCGCCAACGACCCCGTCGCACGGGAGGAAGGCGCTGCGTTCGCGGCGTTTATGGGCGCGCATTCCTCGCTGGCGTCGCGCGTGAAGGGCGGGTGAGATGTCGGAGTCGGTAGGCGAGATCCACGTCGACGTCCACGCCGACGCGACCGGCCTCACGAGCGAGGTCGAGCGCGCGGCGGAACGGGCGTCTCGCAACGCCCAGATCGAGATGGATGCCGAGTTGACCCAGGGTGCCATCCGGCACCTGCAGCGTCAGGCGGCAGCGGCGGCGGCGCGCGCCAACGCCACGGTGGAGTTCGACGCAGATACCGACTTCGCCAGCGTCATCCGCGACGCCCGACGGGTCGCCCGGCTGGCGCGGCAGCGGGTCGAGTTCGAGGCGCACCTGAGCACGCAGGGGATCGTCTGGTCCGACGGGCTGCGCAGGTTCATCCACGACGCCGACGGGGCGGAGGTCAGCGCCCACGAACTCGACCAGGCCCTGCAGGGGCTCGGCGGCACCGTAGGGGGCCTCGGCAGGCGGTTCGGCGGCGTCGGCCAGGTCATCTCGAACTCGGTCACCGCCTTCGCCGCCCGCGCGGTCACCCAGATCGCCGCCTTCGGCATCCTGATCGGCTCGATCATCCCCTACGTCATCGCCCTGGCGGCCTCGCTCGCCTCGGTGGTCGGCGCGGCCATCACCGCCGCCGGGTCGCTGGTCTCCGTCGGGGTGGCACTGGGCACCATCGCCGGGGCGTACGCGACCGTCATCATCGGGACGAACGGGCTCTCGGAAGCCTTCAAGGCTCAGGACAAGGCCCTCAAAGAACTGGAGACCACGGGCAAGGTCAGCAAGAAGACCCAGGAGGAACTCGCCGCCTCGATGGACCGGCTGTCACCCTCCGCCCGCGAGTTCGTGGACTCGGTCAACGACCTCCGCGACGCCTGGAGCGCCCTGCAGCGCACCGTCCAGCAGAACCTGTTCCTCGACATCGGCTCGTCACTGGAGCGGACCGCCAAGGTGGTGCTGCCGATCCTGCGAGAGGGCTTCGGCACGCTCGCCACGCAACTCAACAACGGGGCCATCGCCCTGCTCGCGTGGAGCCGCTCGGCGGACGGCCTGGAGACCATCTCCGGCATCTTCACGGTGATGGAGGGAGTGCTCCCCCACCTGATCGGCGCCCTCGGTTCCTTCGCCAAGGGGATCGCGAACCTGTTCATCGGGGCCGGACCCGCCGCCGTGCGGTTCTCGGCCCTGATCGAGCGCGTCGCCAAGTCCTTCGAGGAATGGACCGCCCGGATCTCCGCCGACGGCTCCCTCGACCGCTTCCTGACCCGGGCGCACCTCGCGCTGATCGCGATCGGCGACCTGGCCAAGAGCGCGGGCAAGTTCATCTTGGCCCTGCTCGACCCCGGTGGGGTGAGCGACAACGGGGTCGCCCTGATCGAGCGCATGTCCGCCGCGCTGGACGAGTTGACGACCTGGCTCAACGACCCGGCGAACCAGCCGACGATCCAGGAGTTCTGGGACCAGGTCAACGAGAACCTCGACCGGCTGGTGAAACTGGTCACCGAGACGGACTGGGGCCAGGTGATGCGAGACCTGCAGGGGCTCGCCGATGCCCTGTGGTGGCTGGCCCGAGCGTTGCAGTTCCTCGCTGACGTCGGCGCCTTCACCAACGCGTTCTCCGTCATCAACCTCTTGAAGGACACCGACTGGGGGGCAGTCTGGGCGGGTATCCAGACCATCGAGGTGCCCGACTGGCTGACCATCCTGACGGCGGTCCTGGCTCCGATCCCCTTCACCATCGGGGTGATCCTCGGCACGTTCGCCGAGCCGATCGGGGCGGCGTTCAACGCCTTCTTCACCGGGGTCGACCCGCCCGACTGGCTCTCCATCCTCACCGGGGTCCTGGCGCCGATCCCCTTCACGATCGGGCTGGTCCTGGGTGGGGAGGGCCCGGCGGTCCAGGCGGCGTTCGACAACATGTTCGCCAACCTTGACCCCCCGGACTGGCTGACCATAATGACCGCCATCATGGCGCCGGTCCCCGTGGCGATCGGGGTGGCCCTGGGTGGTCAGGCCGGGGCGTTCGGGGCGGCCCTGACGGCGTTCTTCGAACCCTCGCCGGGCATCGTCTCCGGGGTGGTCGCCGCGATCATCGGCCCGTTCGGCGGCCTCGCCACCCGGATTCTCGCCCCCGCTGGCGACTGGGGCGCCAGCCTGACCGGCTGGTTCTCCGGGTCGAACGGGATCGCCATCGCGACCGCCCTCAACATCATCAGCCCCTTCGGCGGGCTCGCGGTGCGGATCATCGGGAACGCGGGCAGCATCTACGACGCCTTCGTGGGCTGGTTCTCCGGGCTCGGCAGACTGGCGCAGTCGGCGGCGGACGCCATCCTCGCTCCGTTCCGGGGGCTCGGCGCGGCCATCACCAGCGCGATCGGGAACATCGACGTCCCGAGCCCGGCGGCGAAGGGTCTGATCGCGGGGGCGGCGAACGGCATCCAGGTCACCCGGGGGCCCCAGTTGCGGCTGGTCGGAGAGGCGGGCCCCGAGGCGATCGTGCCGCTGCGCCGGACCCAGATCCTCGACCCGGCGGTGAACGGGTTCTTGAAGGGCATCGCCGCCGACCGGTGGGGGACGCCGAAGGCGAAGGACGGCGGGACGATCGCGCCGCAGATCAACCTCACGATGCCGACCGACGACCCGGAGGCGGCGGCGATGGCGGTGTGGAACCGGCTCGTGTTCGAGGGAGTGGTCTAGGTGTTCGACGGCTGGATGCAACTAGCGGGCAACGAGGTCATCAACGCCGCCCGCACGATGGCGTACGTCAACACGGGCTACATCCCGGCGGGCGTCAACGTGATGGACTGCCTGGGCTGCGACTCGCTCGCGGAGATGCTGGGCGACAAGAAGTACGAGTCCCCGATGATCGATGAGGCGCCCTGGTTCGAGTCGGGCAACCCCGATACATGGGACTTCGCCGGAGTCCTGCCGTTGGAGATCACCGGGCTGAACGGCAGCACGCGGCGAGCCACGGTCACCGAGATGGTCAGCGACGGCGGGTCAGTGTCCGGGGTGCGGTTCGCCTCGCGCACCATCGCCGTCACCGCGCTGCTGCTGGGCAAGACGTCCTGCGCGGTCGAGGCCGGTCTGTCGTGGCTGTCGACGGTGCTGGCCGGGTCGAAGTGCTCGGGCCCGCCCACGTCGGCGGCGCGGTCGGCCTGCGAGGGGGACGAACTCTGCGTGCTGACCTGCTGCCCGGACGAGTTGGCCGACGTCCCGATGCCCGGCCAGACCGAGATCGACGCGGTCCCGATCGGTCGCTGGGTGGGGACCGGCGGCTTCTACGACGCCACCACCGGCACGATGGAGCCGAACGTCAAGCCGCCCGGCACGTATCGCAACCTCGTCCGCAACCCGTCGTTCGAGAGCGCCACTCCGTTCGCCTTCTGGACCGCCGACGCCGCCGCCTCCATCTCTCCCGACCTGTGGCCGTCGCGTCAGCGGAGCCACTCGGCCAAGTTGACCGGCTCCGTGGCCGCACCGGGGGTAATCGCCACGACGCTGACCGACATCGTCGCCGGGGACATCGGCAAGGTGCTGAACATGTCCCTCGCGGTCGGCGCCGGGCAGACGTCCGACGGGATGTGGTCGCAGGTGGGCGCCCGGGTCACCGTGTCCGGGCTGTCGGCCTCGCCGGTCACCAAGTTCATCGGCCTGCGCGGCGGCTCCTACGACAAGGTCAACATCTCGGTGCCGATCACCACGGTGAGCACGCCAACCATCACGGTGACCCTGCGCAACGTGGACAACACCGGCAACGCCCCGACCGGGGCGGTGCTGTACGTGGACGCGGTGAACGCTCAGGTGGAGACGGCGCGCCGAGTGCTCGCCTACTTCGACGGCGAGACCAACGACACCCCCACTCACACCTACACCTGGGAGGGCACGCCGGAGGAGTCGGCCTCGACCGTGGTGGTGACGGCGCCCGTCGTCTCCCTCACCGGGCAGCCGATCGAGTGCATCGACGAGGCCGCCTTCGACTTCGGGGTGTCGACCATCGAGGGGCCGGTGCGGCTGCAGGCTCAGGCGCTCGCCCTCGACGGCTCGGTGCTGTGGACCGGACCCTGGCTCACTGTCAGCGGCGTGTCTCCGGCGGTGACGATCCTGCCGGAGACCGAGTGGGGCACCTGGGTGCCCCGGCTGATCGCCGACCCCGCGCTGCCCAACGCGTTCGAGATCGCCCCGGTGCTGTCCCACGCCAAGTACAAGACGGCGCAGGAGTGTCTCGATGAGATCACCCGCTCCTTCCTCGACGTGACCACCATCGAGGGACCGACCGTGGTCGACGTGTTCGAGTCCTCCTGCGGGGAGCGGTACTACAAGGTCGAGTGGACGATGGTCGCCGGAAACCCGGCGATGCTCGGCCCGATCGTGCCCTTCGTCACCCGGATGCACTCCGACACGGGCGGGGGGATGGTCCCGTACGCCGCCGAGTTCGCCACCGCCTACCAGGTGACCACCGGCCTCGTGGTCGACCCGGTCAACGACGTGGACACCCGCTGCCTGACCACCGAGGCATCGGCCACGCTGAACGTGTTCGACCCCTGCTGCCCCGGCTTCCTCGCGCCGCCGACGCTGCCCTACATCGCCGACACCTGCTTCGACCGCCCGACGACCTACCACCGCTCGTGGGTCCAGATCCCCAAGGACTACGCGCCCGAGATCGAGGACGGGCTCCTCTCGATGGAGGTGCTCAACGACAACCACTCCAAGCGCGGGCTGCGGATTCGGGTCTACCCGGACCCGATCGGCAGTGGCATCTCCGGCATCTCCGAGTGCGACTTCTGCGACGAGTTCTTCATCACCTACATCCCCCCGAACGCGACCTGGCGGCTCGACGGCCCGTCACGGCGGGTGACCACCCAGCCGACCGGGCGGATGCAGCAGATCGTCTCCTCGGCGTCGGTGCGCGGGCGCGACGGCGGGCCCTTCGACTTCCCGGCCATGCAGTGCAACACGGGCTTCCTCATCGCGGTCGACGTCCCCGACCAGTACCCCGAGAACTGCGGGAACGACTGCGCCGGGCAGACCCAGGGTGACGTGTGGGTGTCGGTGTCGATGCGCCGGGCGTCCACGTGAGTGTGATCCCCGGACTCGACGGCAACTGGGCCGAGAACCCGACCTGCCACACGCTCGGCGGGTGGATGAGCACCCGCGCGGCCATCCCGATGACCCTGGAGTCCGCCGCCCCGCTCACGCTGCCCCACTCGGCGACGACCACGGTCTCGGTGGCGCAGACGGGGCTGATCAGCGGCGCGCAGATCACCGGCGGGTTCGAGACGCCGGAGGACCCGAGCGACTGGGCCTCGCCGGAGTTGCGCGCCTACGAGCCGCTGCCCGACTCGGTGATGACGTGGAGCCTGACCATGCGCTGCGCGCTGGCCGCGCGAGCCGAGGTCACCCTCATCACCGTCGACGCCACCGGCACTCAGCATGATCGGGTGATCGAGGCGTTCGACCTCGTCGCCGGAGTAGCGAAGCGGGTGGGCTGCACGCTGCTCACCACCACCGGTGCAGCGGGCGCGTTCCTGCAGGTGCTGGTGACCACGCCGACCGGCACCGGGACGGTCGCGGTGGGCACCGCGACGACCTACGACAACCTGCTGATCGAGCCCGACTCGGGCCGCGCGTGGGTGCCGCCGGACGTCAACGGCTACCACCCCGCCGGGGTCTACGATCCGGCCCGGTACTGCGACGGCGACACCTCCGGCTACACCTGGACGGGGGTGGTCGGCGAGTCGATCACCGTCTTGGAGGTGGTCGAGCCCGCGCCGCCGATCGTGCCACCCCCGGTGCTCGCCCCGCCGCGTCCGACCACGCTCGGCTGCGGGCAGTTGACGGCCTACCTCTACGACCGGGGCGGCCAGCAGCGGCTCTACCGGTTCGAGGCCGGTGCCGTGGTCTCGGCGGACTGGACCCGGGTGCTGTCCGACACCGGCTCCGCCACGCTCATCGTGGATGCCGCCCTGTGCGACTGCGACTGGCTCGGGCGCATCCGCGCGGTGCGCCACGAACTCGTGCTCTACCGTGACAACCAACGCGTCTGGGAGGGCCCCATTACGCGAATCGCGTACTCCCAGACGCGGGTCACGATCATCGCGAAGGACGTCTCGTGGTGGTTCCACAAGCGGGCCGTCCTACGGACGTTCGCCACCGGCAACGCGGTCAGCCTCGCTCTCGGCTACGCCCAGCAGGCGCTCGTGCACGACAACCCGAACGCCCGCGCCTTCCTGCAGGCGAACCTCAACAGGGGCGAGACGATCACCACGGCTCACAACGACGCGGACGGGTACGTCATCGACGCCCTCGATGAACTGGTCGAGGCCGGGATCGACTGGGCCGTGCTCGGTCGGCGCGTGTTCTTCTGGGCGTCGGTCAACCCGGTCGGGCGGACCAACCTCATCCGCACTCCGACCGACCTCGCCGCCGAGGTGACGGTGTTCGAGGACGGCGAGTCGCTGGTCACCCGTGCGTTCGCCACCGGCGGCGACACGTGGGGGGCATCGATCCTCGCCGGAGCGGACACCACCCCCGCGACACCCGTGCCGCTGCCCGTCACGGTCAACTGGGCCGCCAACCCGTCGCTGCGGATCAACACCATCGGCTTCGCGCCCTACACCACCCGGTTCTTCACCGTCACCCGGCTCACCTCGGGCTGGGCGTCGGCGGCGGGCGGCACCTTCGGCAAGGTCGGGGTGAAGATCCCCGGCAGCGGCCAGGCTCGGAGCGACTACAACCAGTACGAGATGGTGCTGTCGATGAAGGACCAGGAGATCGCCGTCGCGCCGGGGGAGCAGATCAGCGCGACCCTCACGGTACGGCCCACGGGGGTCAACTTCACCCGTCTCTCGCTGGCGCTGCGCGGGCGCTACAAGGACGGCACGGTGGACGACCGCCCGTTCGTCGAGGGACCGCCGGTGCAGACCAAGTCCGCCACGGATGCCCTGCTGTTCGTCGTCGGCGTGGTGCCCGACGACATGGTTGCCTGCTGGGTCGAGGTTTCCCGTGAAACATCGGAGGTGCAGTGGAAGAACGCCGCCGACGGGTTCTGGTTCGACAGGTTCGGGCTGTGGCGGGGTCGGATCGAGACATGGTTCGACGGCGACTCGGCCAAGACCGCCGACTACTCCTACACCTGGTCGAGCACGCCGGGGCAGTCGGCGTCCACGCGGTACTACCACAGCCTCGCTCCGCGCGCCCCGCAAGACTGGCCGACGGAGACGGAGTACCAGGAGCGCGTCAGTCCCTACTACGGGATCATCGATCACATCGAGGACTCCTCGATGAAGACCCGCGTCGACCTCGAAGCGGCGGCGAAGGCCACGATCATGCGCTCGTTCCCGACGCCGCTGGGCATCGACATCCCGCAGAACGCGCCACTGCTGCCCGCCGCGCCGGTCACCATCAACGAACTCATGCCGGGAACGATCGTGCCCTTGCAGACCCGCGCCACCTGCCGCCAGGTCGGGGCGATGCCGGTGCTGGAGACGGTGAGGGCGTCTTACCGCCCCAGCGGTGAGAAGATCACCGTCACCCTGCTCACCTCGCAAGCCTGGGAGATCGACCCGCCGGTCGATCCGGGCACCGACCCGGACCTCACCGACGACAGCGAGGGCAACCACCCGGAGTAGGAGATCGCATGGGGAGAGCCATCCGCCCGGCGAACTTGCAGCAGAAAGAGCGGGCCGACGCGCGGGAGCGGCGGCGGCTCCACGCTCAGGTGCGCCGCCTGCAGCAGCAGGTCGCTCAGCAGCGCCCCTACCGCGCCACACCGAACTCGGAGGAGACGGACGCGGGGGTGGTGCCGGAAGCCACTCAGGAGCCGTAGGCTGCCCGTAGCAGGACGACCAGCCCCTCACGAGGGCCGGAGCCACAGGCCG